TCCTGAAAACGCCTTATCATTTCGATAGTTTGTTTTTTGTTTTCGCTGTGAGTAATCAATGTTTCTGTTTGTCCGGTCGTTCCGGTTGATAAAACAATTTCTTTTAAAGTGTCGTAAACTTCTTGTGTGTTCATTGTTTTGGTTTTAAAATGGTGTATCAATAAAGTTATCGTTTCTTTTATTTTGTGGTATAGTTGAAACATCCACAAACGTTTCAGTTATCGGTGCGCTTTGGTTAGGATCAACAAACTTTAGTATTTCTTTTACATAGGTCAAAGATTCATTAAATAAGCTGCCCTGCCTTTGTTTTGCGCATAAAGCATTTACTTCTACCGTGCTTTCATAATCATTGCCATTTGGTCTGTAAAGGAAGATTACAGTATCCGCATCCTGTTCAATAGCTCCACAATCTTTAATATCTGCAAGTGTTGGTTTTGGGTCTGATCGCTTTTCTACTTCTCTATTTAATTGAGCAAGTGCCACAATAGGTATTTTCAATTCCTTTGCAAGTATTTTTAATTCCCTGCTTATTTGTGACAATTCGGCAACCCTATTAGTATCTTTTGTATTTTTCTTTGGCGCAGAAATAAGTTGGATGTAATCAACCACAAGAACATCAATATTATATTTGTTTTTAAAAGCCATTGCTTCTGCCTTTATACCGAAAATATTTATTGTTGCAATATCGTTAATTGCTAAATTCCCTACAATGTCACTACATGCAAAGTTGCTAATTTTATTATACTTTGTCCAATCGTCTGTAGTTAATCCACCGTGACGCATCTTTTTAAGTTGTATTGCGCTTTCTGTAGACATCAATCGCTCAATAAGCTGATCTTTATCCATTTCTAAACTAAACATTCCTACACTTAACTTTTGGTTAAAAATCATATCACCTATAATATTAAGCGCAAAAGCTGTTTTACCTACAGAAGGTCTGGCTGCCAAAATAACTAAGTCTCCTTTTTGAAATCCATTTGTATGTTTATCAACCGCCCATATTCCAGACATAACGCCCTTTTTCCCTCCGTTTTGCTGATTCTCTTCAAGTTTCTTTGTAAATATTGGTAAGTAATCTCTTAGCAACTGCGAACCCTCCCCAATCTTTGGAATTATTTTCATCAATTTCAATCCGATATGATGATTAAGCTCAAATGGATCTTGGTTCAAAGAATTTGCCATTTGAGTTATCTCTGAACCTAAAGAACTTAATTCCCTTAGCATGTAAAGTTCATAAATATATTTAACCTTTCCATGTAGTCCTGTAAAATATGGCTCGTACATTACAATTTTACCAAGATCAATCAAAGTTAAATTTTCATTGTACGAATGTATTGATACAATATCAACATCAGATCCTTTTGCGTTTAGATCCATTAATGCCTGACAAACATCACGATTAAAGCTGCTATAAAATATTTCCGGACTTAAAATGTCTAAACAGTTATTTATGTTAAGAGGTGACTGCATAAATGTATACAAAATCCTTGCCTCAACTTCTAAATTAAAAAGTACTCTGTTGCTCATATTGTTTTTCTCATTAAGTTGTTAACTATTTCCTGCGGGAGTTCCTTAGTGGTTACACTCGGAACTCCGTTAGGTTTGTCTAATTTGTCTAATTTGGTTTTATCGAATGATTTTAAAGACCTGTTGTACCAAGTTGCAATTCTTTTTTGAACTTCAAAGAATTTTTCACTTTCATACCTCATCTTTTTCCCTGACTTATCCAATTCTGTCCAATAATAATAAAAGTCTGTTAGAACTTGTTTGCCATACTTTTCTAAGTATGGGTTAAGCGTTTCTTTAAATTCTATTTTTCTTTCTTTAATATCTTTACTTTCCTTTACTTTACTTTCCTTTACTTTAGGACTGTTACGAACACTTTCGTAATGCGTTACATCTTTTGTATCTGATTGATTTTCACGCCATTCTGAAATACGTTTTGCGTTTTTTTCTTTTTTTATCTTGTACTTTTCACTAAAGTTTAGCAATTGTTTGTTGAAAGTTTCACCATTGTTTGATGATATTATGTCAATACTTTCCATAAAAGACCAGCATTTTTCCAACTTTTTACCAACGTTTAGTTGCTTTTTTAGTACCAATGTTTTTACTGGTTTTTCCTGACCTGCTAACTTTTCAAGTATCGTATAAAATAATCCTAACCCTTCATATCCAAAGTTTATATAAAGCTCGGTTATCTTTTCGTCATTAAAGGCGTTGGAATCGTGTAAGAAATACTTCATCCTAAGTGTGTTTTAGGCATTAAAAAAGCCGAAAGTGTTCGGGAACACACCCCTACTTACTTTCAGCTTTATATTTAAATTCTTTATTATTGTCCGACTGTGTGTTAATCGGAATACAAATATAATACTTATTCCGTTATTTCAAACTCCAGACTGTAATATTTTTACCTGAATTTTTATTAATTCTCGATTGCGTTGTTTTCACAATCAATCCCATTCGTGCAAGTTCGGAGAATCTTTTCCAGAAGACACTATCATGTACTCCATAGAATGCAGATACTTCTGAAAACGTAGCACTTTTGTACCGGTGCATGTATTCCATTATTTGACGTTGTAATGTTTCTTTGCGCCCTGACTTTATCAAGTCTTCATGCGCTTGTTTGCTGTTCATTTGTTTGGTTTTAAAATAGTTCTGATTGAGGTAATGCAAATCTTGAATTGATAGTTTTCAAGTTCATTATAGCCTGTTTAAAATAAGAATCCTTTAGCTCTATGCCAATTGCTTTTCTACCCATTGAAACAGGGCTATATACTTCACTTCCAACACCCATAAACGGAGTTAAAACTACTTCGCCAGGATTGCTGTAAAGTTCGACTATTCTATCAATACAGTCTAACTGTAACGGATGCACATGCTTTTCATCGTCTTCTTCCTTGCTTTCTTTGTAGGATAAAACATTGTCAATCCTAATATCATCCCAAACAGATGAAGCGTAACGCTGCCAAATGTAGTGACTTAATTTATTTGACTTTGGATCCAAATGATCATGAAAATTAGCGTTCAGATGTTCCCACAATTGATTAGCATCGTAATTGCTTCCATTCGCATTATTCCACGCCTTTAGAATGTTTGGAAGTATCGGAGTTTCACCGGCATAATATTTCAATCCGTGTGGATGCGTTACAGGTACTTCATTTTCTCCTTTCTTAGTGAATATTAAAATGTAGTCCGGCATTGCAGTAAAACACTTTGTGCTATCTTCTACAATAAACTTGTGCATCAAACTTTGAACCATTGTTCTCATTCTTACCTTTAGCGGTTCTTTCCATATCGTAATTCTGTTCCGGTATTCAAATCCGTGTTTCTCGTGCAGCTTTATTATCTCGTGTGGAAAATCCCAAAGTCTTGAAGTATTATCAAATACATCTGTACAATGTACCGCATTTATTCGGCCTGGCTTTGTAACTCTTGACATTTCTTTAATAAGAAAGTCGTACTGATCTAAAAATTCAGTTCGGGATGAACAATTAGAGAAATCTCTGTGATCGGAGCTGTATTGGTATAATCCCGCAAAAGGTGGACTATACACTACCAAATCCATGCTGTTTTTATCAAATGTTGGTACTACTTCCATGCAGTCACCTAAGTACAGACTGTAATTGTCTGTATGTTTTTGATCTTTAATCATAAGAATGAAGGTTTAGTTATTTGTTTATTGAATTCTTTTCTAACGTCAACGAATGAACCGTTTACATGTTTTGTTAAATTTTCGTGCAATTGAATTGCTTTTTTTGTTTTTTGACTTATGGCATCCAGTATTCTTGTTTGTCCATCAGAAATAACTAAATCAAAGTTAACTTCATTCTGTTGACCAAAACGCCAAAATCTACGTATTGCCTGATAATATTGTTCATAACTGTATGTAGGGAAAAAAGTAGAATGATTACAGTGCTGCCAATTTAAACCAAAAGATGTCATTTTGGGCTTTGTTATAATCCTTTTAATATTACCCTCTGCAAAGTTCATTAATATGTCTTCTTTGCGCTCAATAGACATACTACCAAGTATTTCAACAGCTTCACTATCCAATTCTTTTAACAGCTTACTTTCCTCATTTAGGTTACACCAATAAACAGAAGTTCTACCCTTGTGAAGTGTTGAAGCTATTTCACAACGTTCTTTAATTGTGTGTTTACTTTCGTGTCTTATCTCATGAAAACTACGTGCCGGAAGTGCAAACAAAAGTGCCTGACCTGACAAATCAACAGTATGATTAGATTCAACAGAATATTTACCTAAATTAAGTTTAGGCAAAATATAACCATCATTTGAGAATCCCAAATCAGAAGGCATTTTTGCAAGTATTGACCATTGGTTTACCCATGAAAAGAAATCACTTTCTGCATGAGGCTTTAAATAATACTTTTCTCCAATGTTTCTATTGTTGCTGTCAACGCTGTTTTGATTGTTTTTAAAGAACTTTCCTAACATATCCATGTAACCCATGTACCCTAAAGCCTCGGAGCTGGTACCAAGTTCTATAAAGTCATTTGGCGAAGGTGTGGCAGTTGATAAAAAACGAAAAGGAATCTTTTTTATAAAGTTTGTGATCTTTGATTTTATTGCACCGTCAAAGTTTTTAAGTATTGAGCTTTCATCAAGTATTACAGCTTCAAAATCGTTTTCATTAAACAAATGCAATCTTTCATAATTGCATACTATTATCTTTTTTGTATGCTTACCGTCTTTACTATATTCCACATCCGAAATACCTAATTTTTCAGCTTCTTTTATAAATTGGAATGCAACGGCCAGAGGTGTAAGAATTATTACTTTTTTATTGGTATCTTCAATAATATTTTGAGCTATTGACAATTGAACCAATGTCTTACCAAGTCCGGTATCTAAGAAATTAGCTACCCTTCCTTTTTTAACCGCCTTTTCAATTACATATTTTTGAAAGTCAAAAGCAATCTCAGGGAAAAACGTAGCATCAAATCCGAAATTACCTATGGTGTGTTTTTTATTCTCTAAAAATTCAGTATATTCCATATTAAATTAAAAAACCTTTTTCAAATACCCTGAGTTACTACGATCAGAATAATGAAAAAGGCCAGATTTTGAATTAAGCTAAAGTAGTAACGCTTAACAGTTCAAAGATATGTAACTTTTAGGACATATCAAAAATAATTGATTAAATTTTCTTCAATGTCTTTTTGTGACCATTTGAAGTTCCTGAGAATGCTATCAAGTACATCAGAATATAACTTTTTAAATTCTGTTTCATCCATACTTGAAAACGATATTGATTTAGGCCGTTTAACTTCTTCACCGTTAAAATTATAGGTAAGGTCATAATATCCGGCATCAACTGTAAGATCGTGTCTTAAATGATCTAAATTCGTGTAAATTTCCTGATTGTCAAAAACTAAGTTTAATAGTGAAAAGAACAGTCGATGAAATTTGACGTTCCGGACTTGCTTAAATTGATATTCAATAATATCTCCGGCTTTGATTTTCTTAGCTATTTCAAAGTCACTATCATACGCTAATTTGAAAGTTCCATTAAGTTGCTTAACAAGGCTTATTTTCATATAGTTTTAATACGTTCGTTTGCCATTAATAACCGCTCTGTTAAAGCATCTTTATACTCCTGCTTTGCCTCAAATCTCAGTATATTCAAGTCTTTGTATTCAGATCGTGGATGAATATAAGGAAGTTCGTAATCTTCTGCGTATTCAATCCATTGAAGCTGTTTATTATCTTCATACTTAACACCAAGTCTTATATCGCTTAATTCGCTCAAATAAGGCACGTAAACGATTAATTCACACCATTTGGTATTATGTATCATTGAGTTTGCAATAAGCTGATAAAAGTACTCAGGGAACTCTTTTAAAAGCATTTCATCGGTAGTACATTCTATCAGGTCACAAAAGGCCGTTAATGTAAAGCAACATTTAATATCGAAAACAGTCCTTTCTGCATCGAATTTCAATCCATCTGTACTTCCTGCAAAGTTTTCAATAGTCGGATGTTCTGTTGTAACGTCACTTGTTAAGCTGTAATCAATGTCAAGTTTGCTAAACGCTCTTTTCTCCAAGTACTTACCCCAACTTGTCGGCTTACTACTTGCATCATTTGTAATGGATCTGAATAGTCGCTTTTCCCTTGCTTTTTGCCTTACATATGTTTCAAATGGTTTGCCTGGCGTGTCCTTTGCTCTTCCATTGGTCATAAGCTGCCACACACCCGAAGATGTGAAGCGACCTATTCGACTATAATTTTCTGTTATGCTCATAATTCCATTAGCTTTTTGTGCATTGCTGCATATGAGGCTACTTCTTTATTTTGCAATACTAACATCCCACGCTTTACAATATCACTACTTAGTCCATCCTTTTTTAGCTCAAACAATTCTTCCAACATTTTATGTGTTATCGAACCAGTGTTTTTTTGAACTATCGAATTGGTTGATTTTGGAGTGCTTATGTCATCTGAATGCACTTGGTCTGCATCGTCTATCTTGCCTGTAGGAACTAAGAACGAATAAAGTAAAAGGTACTTAAGTGAGTAAGTCGTAGCTTTTCCGGCTCCCTTATCTTGACTGTCAATTCCTTGACCATATCCCATCAATTCAACGCTTTCACCGCTTTCATGTATAAGCAAGTATTTTGTGATAACCTCTGTAAATACAGATTGCTTTTGCTTTATAACAGTAGGCTTGTACGGATCAGGCTCTGACCATCTATCAATCGTTACCTTTGGCTCAATTCCGATAGGTAAAATGCAAAGTCCGTTTTCTTCCATTGCCTTACCGATTATTTGCTTAACGGCTTTGTCAGATACGCCTTTGTATGAACTTTGACCTGTTCCTACGTCTAAGTCTTTTTCAATTCCTTTTACAGATTTCATTACGGCTACAATAGCCTTGTTAATTTCTTTCATTTGTTTTGTTGTTTAGTTTAAAATTATTGATTCGCTTTCCATTCTTCAAGTGCTTTAAGATACGCTTTTCTGTCGTAAAAACCAAACGATCCGTTGGGTAATTTTACGTAATCCCACCCTTCATTTATTTGGCTTATCTCAACTTTATAATCCATTGGATACGGCTTAAGTCCTCTTAATTCAGCTCTCACTTCATCCAATCCATTAGATATATTCTTTACTTCTTTTTTTGGTTGAAGCAAAGCCAATATCTTGTTTAACTTCTCGTTAATTTGTTCTAATTCTGTCATTTGTTTTGATTATTAATCTTGCAAAATTTGCTTTGCAGTATCTTCAATTTCCGATGCTTTAGCTTGTGCGCTTGACAAAGTACTACAAGCCCATGCAGTTATTCCAAATTGGTTAGACTTTGGATAAAACTCTTTAAATTCAGTATCTGAATAAATACGCTTTTTAAAATCTATACATAAAGGCGTTATTTGCTTTCGTATAACCTCAAAATGCGGCTTTTCTCCCTCGCTTACGATTGAATACAAATAACAGTGTTCATAATTCTCTAATTGAGTGAATAAAAATCCTTTGACTTCGCCTGTTCCTTCAAAGTTAATTGGTAAAAATTGTATGTTTTTCATTTTATTTTGTTTTGATTGTTTATTTGTTTATATCTTCCAGTGTACACTCCAACCCGCAAACACCGCTTTTCCAGTTCTTCTAAAAGTTGAAAATGCTCTTCATCATCCTGAACCATGAATATCATTTTGAAAACTGATTTGTAGTGCAGGAATGTGGTCACTTCTTCTATGTTTCGCCGGACCATGTTTATAAAGTCAATATTGCTGTTCATGTTATTTAAGTCTAATAATTACAGAATCTTCCCTCTCTTCAAATGTGTATTTTCCGGGCTTTACTGTGTCGGATAAAAAGAATAATGATTTTATGCCGTATTGACTCAAAAAGCCGCTAACCGTTCGACCTGTGTAGGTGCTTGAAACTCGATGAATAACGATAGCTTTTTCATTATGCTTAATTACATACTCCGACTTGTAGTCATCAAAGAACGGACTTTTGAGGCGCACTACTATACTGTTATCCTTTGCTATTGTTATTGATGCTGTATTTGACATTTGTTATTTGATTTTTAAAAAGCACCCGACCGCAATCGGATGCTCGAAAGTATGTGTGCAATTCGTTATCTAATTTGAGGCGTTTTAAACGCTGTATTCCACCAAGTATTAAGCGAATACCATAATTTGTAATAAAATGGCATGTATGTCTTGTAATGTGGTTTATCGGTTAAGAATTGGGTTAAATGTTCTTTGATTTTCCAATCTACGTAATAAGTTAGGTAGTTTTCATAGTTTACATCAGAATATGTGTACCCTATTTCTTCGTCTCCAATCATCACCGGAATTTCCTTTAACCCAAAGAACTCATTTTTTAACGCCCATTCCTCATACTCCGCAATCGGCAAATATGCAACCCGACCAAAAGCCTCGCCATCAATGTAATATCTGACCTCTATGTTTAGCCATCCTATTAGGTACTCTTCTATTATTATGTTATTCATTATTTCTTGCTTTTTAAGAATTGATAAAAGGCTTCAATTAAATCAACTGGAACCCATCCGTAAACACAAGCCGAACTTTTAACATTTTCAGCACGTTCGATAAGTTCATTGTATCGCTCAAATTTCTTTAAAGATTTATGGGTTAATATTCTTAGCCATTTGTCATTGTAGAAAATAGCCATTTCCATTGAATAATATTGGTCTTTATCAAGCGTTTCACGTGGTGAACAATAATGATACATACTTGCCTGAATACTTAGGGCATATTTACCTACTTCAATTTGGTTAAAATGCCTAAAGTCTCCTGTTTCGCTTTTGGTAGTTAGTTTTGTTAGAAATTCCATTTGTTGCTTTTTTGTTATTGAATATAGCACAAATATACAACCAACTGTACAATACATTACATACCTACAGAGTGTGAAAAAACGTATATTTTTATTTAGTATATTATAAAACGCCGAATTGGGGAATTGGCACAATGAACTTACCCGTATATCCTAAATCTCTAACCCTTTGCATGATTATCTCGGATACATTCCAAGCAAGGAGGACTATGTAATCAGGCTGCTGCTTCATTATCTCGCTTTTGTTTACAATCGGAATACCTGTCCCGGGTGAGTATTTTCCTATCTTTTCTGGCGTTTCATCAGCAATAAAGTCTATAACGTCTGTGTTAATCCTACAGTGACAAAGCAGCGTATTCCCTTTAGCTGAGGCAGCAAAAGCAGCAATTTTAAAACCTTGTTTCTTTAATTCTAAAAGGTTTGAGGAAAAAGCTGCAGCACTTGACTTGACATCTTCTGACCATTTAGCATAAGTTTCAATCTTTGAATATGGCTTTTCTAAAATGAAATAATCAGTAAGACTCTTTGTAAGTTGTTGTTTCTTTTTGCTTATGTAATAACGCATTGTACCGCCGTGAATGTCCTGTTTTTCGCAGTCGTATAGTGTCAATCCTAATTTGTCGCAAAGTCGCATCATTGGCGTTATACTCCAATATGTGACGTGTTCAAAATAGACCGTATCATACTCCATGTTTTCGATAAAGTCAATCAAATAAGGATTTTCAATTATAAGCGTTCCTGTCTCTGAAAGTATTGTTTTGCATCCGATAAGGAAGTCTGTAATATCATCCAAATGAGCAAATACGTTTGTCGCTGTGATTAAATCAGCTTTGCCATGTTGTTTTTCTAACTTTGTTGCAAGTTCTGAACTCCAAAATTCAACACATGCCGGAACTCCTATGCTTTCAGATATGGCCGTTAAATTAGTTGCTGGATCGACATTCAAAACCCTTAATCCAAACTTATCTTTAAACTGCTTTAAAAGCGTTCCATCGTTTCCTGCAATGTCAATATGAAAACTTGTATCGTTTAGCTTACCTTCAAAAGATGCAGCCATATTTTTGCAATGTGTAACATAACCACCGTTAACCCCTGAGCGGTACGTGTAATATTGAAAGAGCTTAACGGGATTAATAACAACTGATAATTGAGATAAACTGCATTCCTCACAAAACATAACTTGTAACGGGAATCTTTCTTTTTCCCTTGCCCCCTTTGCTGTGAACTCCAAATTGTTTGCAAGTGGCATTAACCCCAAATCCAAATATTTTGTCAACTTATCAGATCCGCAACATCTACAAATTGTATGTGGCTTTGCAATCGGTTGACCAGACTTGTAATCCATCCACTTCTGTAAGTTCAAAGATGTGTCATATGGTGAAGCGTGTGAGCTTTCTGTTATCTTTACCGGTTCAACATCGTTCTTTCTTTTTGCGTAGTCGTAAAGCGTTTTTCTTTCAGTTCCAATGTTTAAAAATCCTGTTATAGGACTTATCGCAGCCTCATAAATCATTGGTGCAATAACTGAAACATAGTCTTTAGATGACCACTTATCTACAAAAGCCTGTTTATAAGGAAAAATATCGCTTCCGAATGAAGTCCTAATAATCAAATGGTTTTGAACAGCGACCGCAGAACATTCTCCACCTAATTTAGTGTGAGCATATAAATTAAACGGCTTAATCGGATCGGTTTCTTTGTAGTTTCCCCTGTCTCCCAAATATAAATAATCAGTCGAAATATACACATATCTGACACCAACAGAATTACAAACATTTGACACATTCGCAGCTCCAATAATATTAACGTTCACCGCATGAGTTGGCATTGTTTCTATTACCCTATTATCTATCACAGCAGCGCAGTTTATCACTATATCCGCATTGTGTGACATTACAGCATCAAAAACGCTGTCAGAGTCCATTACATTGCATTCTGATCTTCCAAGCGCAATAACGTCACCGCATTTTTGCAATTCTGTTCCTAAAACACCGTTACCTCCTAATATTAATACTTTCATTTTGTTTTCTTTTCTTTTAATAGTTTATCTACCAAAACAATTAATTTACTTTGATCCATCAAGATAGGTCTTGAATTTTCGCTACCCCACTCCAAACATTGATAAAGTAAATCCCATGCACGTTTCTTTTGGTCGTCAGTAAGCAATCTTTCTTCATCACACATTCTTAATTCCCCATTAATTGCCATGTCTTGCCTTTCTCTTAGTTCTGATCGTTGTTCGTCACTCAATCCCATCGCTTTTAAAAAACTCATTTATATTCTGTTTAATTATGTACTAAAAGATTTCCAGGAACCTTAACAATATTGTTTCGTCCGTACGCATTTATTATTCTGTTAAAAAATATCCAATCCGCTGAATGTGATACTACATCATTCCATCCTATCTCTTTTGCGATCTCTGACCGTATCATCATACAGGCACAATCAATATAACCACGCTTTAAACTACATTGAATTGTACCCCACTGTAAATAAGAATGTGTCATTTCACTGCAATAAGTAGCTACTATGCTATTATCCTTAAATCCTTGCAATAACTTTTCAATAAATACGGGTGCATGATAATTGTCACCATTGGTTATCACTACAAAACCACCATCTTCTAACTTGTTTATTTCTTGCTGTCTGATATAATGCCCCCAGTATTCGCCTTTCTCTTTGGTTTCAGAGTATTTAACCCGCAAACACCGCTTTTCCAGTTCTTCTAAAAGTTGAAAATGCTCTTCATCATCCTGAACCATGAATATCATTTTGAAAACTGATTTGTAGTGCAAAAATGTGGTCACTTCTTCGATGTTTCTCCGGATCATGTTGATAAAGTCAATATTGCTGTTCATGTTATTTAAGTCTAATAATTACAGAATCTTCCCTCTCTTCAAATGTGTATTTTCCTGGCTTTACTGTGTCGGATAAAAAGAATAATGATTTTATGCCGTATTGACTCAAAAAGCCGCTAACCGTTCGACCTGTGTAGGTGCTTGAAACTCGATGAATAACGATAGCTTTTTCATTATGCTTAATTACATACTCCGCTTTGTAGTCGTCAAAAAACGGACTTTTGAGGCGCACTACTATACTGTTATCCTTTGCTATTGTTATTGATGCTGTATTTGACATTTGTTATTTGATTTTTAAAAAGCACCCGACCTAAATCGGATGCTCGAAAGTATGTGTGCAATTCGTTATCTAATTTGAGGCGTTTTAAACGCTGTATTCCACCAAGTATTAAGCGAATACCATAATTTGTAATAAAATGGCATGTAGGTCTTGTAATGTGGGTTATCTGTTAAGAATTGGGTTAAATGTTCTTTGATTTTCCAATCTACGTAATAAGTTAGGTAGTTTTCATAGTTTACATCAGAATATGTGTACCCTATTTCTTCGTCTCCAATCATCACCGGAATTTCCTTTAACCCAAAGAACTCATTTTTTAACGCCCATTCCTCATACTCCGCAATCGGCAAATATGCAACCCGACCAAAAGACTCACCATCAATGTAATATCTGACCTCTATGTTTAGCCATCCTATTAGGTACTCTTCTATTATTATGTTATTCATTATTTCTTGCTTTTTAAGAATTGATAAAAGGCTTCAATTAAATCAACTGGAACCCATCCGTAAACACAAGCCGAACTTTTAACATTTTCAGCACGTTCGATAAGTTCATTGTATCGCTCAAATTTCTTTAAAGATTTATGGGTTAATATTCTTAGCCATTTGTCATTGTAGAAAATAGCCATTTCCATTGAATAATATTGGTCTTTATCAAGCGTTTCACGTGGTGAACAATAATGATACATACTTGCCTGAATACTTAGGGCATATTTACCTACTTCAATTTGGTTAAAATGCCTAAAGTCTCCTGTTTCGCTTTTGGTAGTTAGTTTTGTTAGAAATTCCATTTGTTGCTTTTTTGTTATTGAATATAGCACAAATATACAACAGCATGAAACATATATTTCATAGCCCTATGTAGTTAAAAAACGTATATTTTTATTTGATATATTACTTGTGCCTAAACCAACTGATTTCGTTTTGCTCAAATGCCTTAAAAACAGTATTCACAATAGTGCCATGAGTTACGGTATTGGGGTACACCGTATGCAATATGTAATTTAGTGCAGCCATGTCTGTATCTCCTAAAACACCATCATGTTTATTATAAAAAGAAGTCAGATCCTTTAAAAAGCGTATTACAATATCTTTATGCCCTCCTACAATACCAGCGTTCAACAACTTCCTTTTCCTATACACTCTATAAAAATCCTTAAATACGCTTACATTATGATGTCTTTTCAACCAAACATTATCAATCGTACTTTCCTCGTCACCAACATAAATACGACTATTCACCATGCCATCAAATGGATATAATTGAAGTTGTACATCTGTTGCATCTATACAAAAAACCTTATCTAAATTGTCACAGGATTCAATAAACTCCATATAAGAAAACCACCTTTGAAAATATGGATTCCGTGAAGTCTCCACTCTTACCAATTTAGCGCCCCTATATTCGTCAAAATCAAAACAATCATGCAGAATAACCAATTTAACGCCCTGTAAGCTATTTATCAGCTCATCAACTTGAGATATATCAGCTTTCCATGCTTCGCCCCTCTGCGGATCGCTTACGCCTGTAAAATAGCAAGTAAGTAATATATTTTCTTTTTGCATAAATGAAATATAGTTACTCTCATTCTTTTCTTTAAAATACTTCTTTTTGTTTACCCAGGCTAATTTATTCCTTAACTTAACATCAACGCTCCTTTTGGTTGTCTGATCCCAATCATAAGAATAAAATAAATCGAGAGAATTTTTAACATCCATAAAAGGATGAGGCGTTAATCCTGCATTGTGTATTCTCATTGAGTGCGACACATGCTCATAACTCCACTTTCCATAACCTACATCCATTCCTCCAACTTTATCAAAACAAGCCTTAGTATAAAAATTCATGCACCCGCACGGCTCGTAAAACACGTTCAAATCCTTGTATTCACCTATTTGCTTACGTCCGTTTGGTTGACCATTGGAAAACTTGGTAAACGTAAAGCATAAATGATTTTCACCAGAATTTATATATGGTAAATGCCAGTCATCTACGAGAGGAAATATATCATCATCGAACGCAAAATGATAGTCGTAACCTTGTGATAATTCAAAAGCCTTGTTCTTAGCAGCTGCAATACCTTGTGACTTTTCAAATCTAAAGTCAGCTTCTGTAACGGGAATAGTTGAACCATCGTCAATTACTATTAAAAGCGCATTTTTTGGTAAACGCTTTTTAATTTCAGTATAAGACTTTTTAAATATCTCATACCTGTTATGAGTTATGATCGATACTGCGATGGTCATTTGTGCAATATTAAAGTCTTTGCAAACTTCTTGCTATTCGCTAAATCTGTTTCAAGTTTGTTTATCAGGTTCATGCGATA